ATTAGAAGCTGGCGTTCCTATCCCTATCTGCCGGGCAGTAATCGAGCAGGCAGGCAACGCCACCGGAAACGATGCACAGCAAGTTATTATCCGCCAGCAAAAGGCGCTATGCCTTATGACCCTGGTGCTGTACGACATACGCATGACCATTCCGCGCATTGGTCCGGACCTGGACCGAATCATTCAGCAGGCCATCGACAACGCCGGGACCGCTGACCAGATGGCGGAACGACTGGAACGGGAAACGTGGGGTGCTGACCAATGAGCCCTGAACAGCCAAAACCAATCAGCCATGACGACGAGGCGCCGGACTTCAACGACCCTGAAGCAATGCGCGAATACATCAACGACCTGAGCGGACGCCTCAAGCGCGACCGTCACCAGTTAGGCCCGGTAAAGGCCCGGATGATGGAGAAGCGCCTGAAGAAACTGAAGCGTCATTATGGCCAGTAATGAATACTGATGGAAGATCGCTTAAAAGAGGGCAACAAATGCGAGGAATCAATAAAGCAATAGTCCTTGGGAACGTGTGCCAAGACATAGACGTGCGATGGACCCCGAACGGCAATGCCGTGGCCAACTTCAGTATTGCCACCAATGAAGAGTGGAAAGACAAAAACACTGGCCAAAAACAGGAAAAGACGGAATTTCACAAGGTAGTTATGTTCGGAAAGCTGGCGGAAGTGGCCGGCCAGTATCTGCGTAAAGGCTCCAAGGTCTACATCGAGGGCAAACTACAGACCCGGAAATGGCAGAACCAGGAGGGCCGGGACGTTTACACCACGGAAGTCGTGGTGGGTATCAACGGCAGCATGCAGATGCTGGACAGCAAGCCGGAAGGCCAGCAGCAAAGCCAGGGCGCCTACCAGCAGCATTCACAGCCCAACGGATACCAACAGGCCAGGGGGAAATAGTGAAGTCTCAGAAAATGCGCGATTCCGCCCGTAACGAGCAGTGCACGCTGAACCTTATGGGCGTGTGCAACTACGACCCCGCCACCACGATACTGGCGCACCTTCCGGACGAGTCGAACGGCATGGGTAAGAAGGCCGACGACCTAAGCGCGTGCTACACTTGCAGTGCGTGTCACGATGCGATAGACAACCGGGGAAAGTGGCCAGAATCTGAATCTGAACACCGGGAATGGTATTATCGCAGGGCACAGACCCGAACCTTGAGGCGCATGATTGAGAAAGGCGTCATAACCGTAAGAGTGATTTACGCTTGACGGAAATACAACTATGTTTTATAGTAGATTCAACGGTAAGGGATTAGCCCAGCCGGGACACGCAAGGAGAACGACATGACTACTTATTACATGCAAGCACAATCAGGCGACGTAGCAACTGAACGGGAATGGCATAACGATTACAACTCGATGGATGTCGAGGATTGGTTTGGCAAAGAATCAGATGATATTACCGAGGAAGATAAGGCCAATTGGCAGGCTGGAGGCAATCTTGTAGAGGTGGATATCGATCGAATGATATGCGACATCCCCGATGCAGTATTTGAGGACAGCTACGGAAGCGGCGTAGCTCTAGCAGCAGGCGTGAGCTACTCGACTTATCAGGCACTAGCCGAGGCTTATGGGCTAGAGATATCTGACTACTAATGACACCTAGTCAACTAAAGACGGCCCGGCAATCGCTGGGCCTATCTCAAAAGGGTTTGGCTGCGGCACTAGGCTGGTCTACAGGGCAGCAGGTAAGCAACCTTGAAACGGGCAGCAGGACAATCACAAAGCAAACCGAGCTAGCGGTAGAGTGTCTACTAAGACGTAAAAAGGGATCAAAATGAACAATTCATCGCAAGGCAAAAGCGCAAGAGCAAATGGCCGAAGAAAGCATGCCGTTGTGTCTTTTAGGAGCGCCGCCGAGTGTATTGGGGAGATTGAAAGAGATATGTCACTCTTCGCGGTCACACGGGGTCAGTTCAGCATGATAGACGCTGTTCTCCATACGCTCGACCAGGTAGGCAGGGCCAAGCTATCCATTTGGACGTGGGCAATTGCCGAATATGAGATAGAGACACTTGAACGCCTAATGATGGATGAACGGCTTACAGAAGCCAGGCTGAACGGAGTAGCTGGCGGGCACCGGAATAAGCCGGATAAGTGCAAACCGGATAAGAGTAAGTCGGACAAAAAAGGAAAATGGAAATGATGGAATACTTTGGAGCGTTTGCAGCTGGTGTGTTTGTCGGATCGCTACTCATGGCCGTGTTCGTTGTGGGTGGCGAAAGCAAGCAGGCGACAAAGACAACTAAAAGATAAACTTCTGTTCAGTCGGGGATTGCATGAAAGAGATTAGGTATTTGGTCGTTCATATCAGCGACAGCCCCAAGGACAGAGGCGACACCGCCGCAGACATTCACAGATGGCACCAACAGAGAGGATGGGACGGCATAGGTTACAACGCCGTTATCACCGGCACCGCCGACATTGAGCCAGGCCGCCCGGATTACTGGCAGGGCGCCCACGTCCGGGACTTTGACGAGGACGGCCAGGGCAACAACTCCGACAGCCTTGGTATCTGCATTATCACCGACACCGCCCCCGACGACGACCAGCTGAGAGTATTGGAAGGCTGGTTACTTTCCAAGAAAGCCGAATACCCGGATGCCGAAGTAGTAGGGCACCGGGATCTTGACAGCCGCAAGACCTGCCCGAATATGGATATCCCCGCCTGGTGGGCTTCCCGCGCAAAAAAGCACATAGACTGAAGGAGCCTGATATGGATTGGTCCGACATTGGCAATATGTTAGGCAAGGCCGCGCCGGTAGTGGGCACGTTGTTGGGTGGTCCCGCTGGTGGCGCCGTGGGTGGTTTGATATCGCAGGCCCTGGGAACAGACGCCGAGCCCGACAAAGTAAAACAGATGCTTGAGCAAGACCCGGCAGCGTATGAGCGAATCAAACGACTCGAGCAGGAACACGAACGGGAACTGCGAAGCATGATGCTTGAGGCTGAGACTTCCAAAATGGCCAGCGTCAACAAGACCATGAGAGCAGAGGCCGCCAGCAATGACGCATTTGTGCGCAGGTGGCGCCCCACGTTTGGCTATCTGGCAGCCATATCCTGGACACTGCAATCTATCGCTATTGCCTGGGTATTCATTATGAAGCCAACACAGGCCGGGGATATCGCTCAGGCCATTGGTGCACTGACACCTATGTGGGCGGTAGCGCTGGCGGTATTGGGTATCAGTGTGGCCAAGCGCAGCCAGGACAAACAAGTATCCGCAGGCCAAACGCCCCAAGGCGGATTGATTCAGGCACTGGCATCGAGGCTCCAAGGTGGCGGCAATAAGGGCAGCAAAGATTGACGAAAACCAGCCCGCACTGGTGAAGCTATTGCGGGATATGGGTATTAGCGTTGCCATTACCAGCGCAGCGCACGATGGATTTACGGATCTGGTTGTCGGTTTTGGTGGGATAACCGTATTGGTAGAGGTAAAGGACGGAAGCAAAGAACCTGCAAGGCGCAAGCTGACGCCGCAGCAGGTGACCTTTCACGGATCATTCAAGGGCGCTATCACGGTAATCGAGAATGAGCAGCAGGCTGTAGAGCTGGTGTCCAAGATAAGGCAAGCGTCAGCGCAAACTAGGATAGATTGGAATATGGGAGCGACAGCGTATGCCTGATGGTCAGAATGGTCACAACATATTCAAGGCACTGATCGACGGCGGTATGGGTTACGTGTGGTTTGCGCTTCTTGCATTGTGGGGAGGGACTGTGAGCTATATCAGTCGTGTTCGGAGAAACAACGCACCCTTCAGCTTTGTTGAGCTGGTGGGAGAGTGGACGATATCAGCGTTCGCCGGGATTATGACGGCACTGATATGCCAAGAGATGGGCTTCAGCCTGATACTGACAAGCGCCCTGGCTGGCATAAGCGGTCACATGGGCGGCAGAGCTATCTACATGATGGAGCAATTTGTCTGTATGAAGTTTGGCGTGCCAGTTAGGCACCGAAGGTATGATGATGACAAAAGAGATTAAGGCCGATTTTACGCTGACGCCGGAGCAGAGAAAGAAGGCGGCAAAGCTGACGCACCTACAAAAGTGGACCATGATTCACGCCGCCAGTGGCATGAGCAAAATGGATGCTTACGTGAAGGCTGGCGGTAAAGCGAAAGGGAAAAGCGCCAACAACGTGATTGGCAAAATGTTGGAAAAAGGTAGTGTGCTGGCGTTTTACAATAGTTTGGTTGATTCCGCAGCAGCAAAAGCCGTAATGACCCGCGAAGAAGCCCTGGAAACCCTTACCAAGATCGCCAGGACGACCGTTAAAGACGTGGTTCACTTCAAGGATACGCAGGTAGGCGAGGACGAGGACGGCAACCCCGTGTATCAAACCGTGTGGCGCCTGGTGGACTATGACTCGCTGGATTCTGCCAATGCTGCAGCAATCGCAGAACTGAGTGCAGGCCGCGACGGCTTCAAGTTCAAGCTGCACAGTCAGACCGGCGCCATAAAACAGATATCGGATATGGAAGGATGGGACGCGCCCAAGAAGATCGAGGGCAACATGCACCTGAACACCAATGTTGAGGCACCCGAGATAGCCAACGCCCTGAACCAGCTACTGGATAAGCTGTAATGCTGAAGTGGGATGAAATGACCGACGCGGAGAAGATCGCCGTGAAGGTGGCTAGCGAATCATCCTTTGAAGCGTTTATGAGGATCTTCTTTCAGCTGCTACAGGGGCAGAAGTTCCACAAGAACTGGCACCACACCTATGAATGCCGCTTGGCCGAATCCGTTTACCGCATGGAAATACCACGGGGAATCGTCAACGTGGCGCCCGGCAGCACCAAAACAGAGATATGGTCCATCCACTGGCCTGCCTGGTGCATCCTGAAATGTATTGGTGAGGGCAGATCAACCCGCTGGCTCCCGCTTTCCTACTCCGACGACCTGGTGAGCGAGAACGCCATCCGTGTTCGGGAAATCCTGGAAAGCGAGGAATATCAGACTTTATGGCCGCTAAACCCCTCCCGCGATACAAAAAGTAAGAACAACTGGAAATACATTGACCAGAACGGGAACCAGCACCGGTTATACGGCACCAGCATCAATGGCCAGGTAACCGGCCGCCGCGCTGGATTCATGGAGGAAGGATTCACCGGCGCCCTGGTAATGGACGACCCGCTACCGCCCAAGGACGCCGAGAGTGGCCGACTGATCGACAAGGGCAACAAGCGTATCAACCGCATTGTTCGTTCCCGCCTTGCCCATGACCGCGTGCCTATCGTCATGGTGCAGCAGCGCATAGCCAAGGGCGACAGCACCGACTACCTGAACAGCGACAAAAGCCCGGATGATTACCAGCAGTTCCGAATCCCTGCCATAATCGACGCAAGTTACCTGGACCAGCTGAGTGACGAAATGCGCGAAGCCTGCATACGTGACACCGGATTTACCGGGAAGCGTTGCAGCTACTGGCCAGAGAAAGAGCCCACGGAGACACTGCTTGTCATGGAAAAAGCCGATAACTATATGTTCAGCGCTCAATACCAGCAGTCACCGGATGATGCGCTAGCAGAAGGTGTTGTTTACAAGGATGAAGTGGAGCTTTTAATCGAGGAAGGGCGCATTGCCAACCTTCCCGTTGAGAAAAGCCTGCCCGTGCACACGTATTGGGATCTTGGCATCAACGACGATATGGCACTGTGGCTGGTGCAGATCCACCGCAAAGAGATTCGCTGTATCGCCTGTTACGGCAACCGTGACGAGGGCATGGAGCATTACATAAACTGGCTGCATGACTTCGCAGACAAGTATGGCGTGCGGTTTGGCAAGCATCTGGCGCCGCACGATATCGAAGTGAGGGAGCTATTGTCCGGGGAAAGCCGGTTACAGACCGCCAAACGAATGGGCATCAAGTTTACAACGGTACCGAGAACCAAGAGCAAGCGGGAATCCATCAACGCCCTGAAGGCACTGTTCCCGCGAATCTGGATCGACAAGGTACGCTGTGACACCGACATTGCCGGGAACCAGGGCGATATGGCCAACCATACCGGGTGGAAGGCGATCAAAGCGCTACGCCGGGAGTGGGATCACGACAATGAAACATTCAAAGACACCGTAGGGCCGAAGTGGGCCACCAACTACACCGATGCGCTCCAACAGATGGGGCTAAACTGGAAAGAAGAAAAGCCGAAGCAGACAAGTCATGCCCGCAGCGCTGGACCGGGTGGTTGGCTTGGCGC